TCACTTAATGTAGAGTTAAGGTTTTCAAACTCAGTCTGTAAAGCAATTCCAGATTGTACTTGGGTTTTAGTTTGTCTTACACCAGACATATGGGTTGCTCTATCTATCATCTCAATTTTCTGTTCAATAGATGATCTAATCTCACTTAAGTTAGATCCGCTTGGCTGTAATAGAAAAGGTTTCAATCCACTATCTAAGTCATCTGGCATTGATATAATTGCACCAGCACCAGCAGAAGCCTCTACACCTTGAGTTTTAACTAAGCTGGGGTGATTGGATAATCTGATAAGTTGTTCCATCTCAGATAACTCGTTGTAGATAGACTGTTGCAATAATGCAACATCTGTCAAATCACTAATCCCTACACCTTGTCGTGGTGATCTTTTATTATACAGGCAAATAGCTGGTATAGTTCCTAATTGGTTAGGCTTAACCTCAATAACTTTTATCTTGCCTCTTTCTGGTACGAATACATAAGAAATATCGTTAGGTGTCCATATTCTAAAATATGCTCCGTCAGATGTAGTTTCTTCTCTAACTTTAATATAATCCAAGACATAACGACCACTAGCGGCTCTTACATAGTGCCAATCCATAACATTATCTGGCGTTACCATTGTTAGATAAGGTCTTATGTCTTGATTAAGTTCTTCTGCTCTAGTTTGTGCGTTGCTTTCTGGTTTATCTACAAATATCCATACATTCCCATAAACACCAGCGTAAGTTTGTGCGTTCTTCATAAACGCATTAAAATTCTGTCCATCAAGGTCTGTATCACTTAAGAATGATTCTAAACTAGGATCACTCTCCAATACGCCATATTCTCTTGTTGGTGGTACTCTGAATAGAAAACTTGAGTAAATACTTATGATATTTCTACAATGGTTGTCTATTGGTGTATAATTAATTCTATTTTGATATTCTAAATCTAGTTCCAATGCGTATTCGTGTAAGAAGCCACCAGATCGGTATTCATCTCCACCTAAGTATGATCTTAAATAAAAATTCCATCTAGGGATCATCAGATCATAGTTATCGTGTCGGTTTTCCATAAATTCTTTATCTCGAATTAAGGAATCCATATTTTGATTCATTATGTACATTATTTAACGCTCCATCTTTGAGGTAATTGTTTTGTGTATTGTTTTCTTATAGGGAACAAATAATCTACCGCATAGCCTATGGCATCGTTCATATGGTCAAATCCGCTATCCTTATCAGGTTGCGTAGTTCCCTCTTTATAAAGGTGTCTTTCCAATCCTCTAATAATGTTTTTACATTTGGGGTCTATAAACATCATTCTTTGATCGTTTGTATTCTTTAATCGTGAATTAACAGCGTTAATCCTGTCCCTTACTTGAGGGTGTGCATTTTTAACTCTTACTGTCAATCCAGCGTTTTGTAATATGTTTAAATCAGTCTTTCCACCAGCAGAGGTTTTTCTTTGCCTACAAGCTGGATCTGGATAAACTATTATCTGTCGGTTAGAATATCTTGTTTTAATTTCCTTAACCAACTCGTCTGTATTTGATGAATATATAACTATCTCATCAATAAAATTAATTGTATTTTGATTCAGTTGAAATACTGCGGCACTCATTGGATCAATGTTAAAATCCATACCAATATGAATAGCAGTCTCATCAATCTTTAATCTCTTTACGTTCTGCTCTCTATCAAAGTTATAATAGATAGATCCAGCATAAGTTTCAAAAGTTGCTAAATATTCTTGTCTAAATGTTCTTTCATCAAGATCAGCTTTAGCTTGTTCAATTTCATCATCATCTACCTGTCCACCATCTAAAGTAGTAAACTGAAAGCTGTCCCAGTCATTATCTTCAGCACCTTTACAATATAAATCATAAGCCCAGTTACCATATCCTCTCGGTGTGCCTGTAAACATTGCACCGCCTTTACGATCAGATAAAGTTGCTCTTAATACTTCAAACCACGCTTCACTTGCTATATCTGCAAACTCGTCCATTACAAGATAATCTAAGCCAACACCCCTTAAGCTATCATAGGATCTATCTGCACCTCGTAAAGCTATAATAGATCCATTTATTAAATTAATAGATAGATCACTTTCGTTTGTTTTTTTAATCCAATTTAGATTTAATAATCTGTCTTTTAATGCCGCCCAGCATACTTGTTTAGCTTGTCTATATGTAGGACAAACAAACCAAACTCTTTTATTTGGCTCAGAAGCATATTTAATTAATTGTCTTATTGCTAAATGTGTTTTTCCAAATCTTCTGCCTGTAACTAATACTTTAAATCTAGCTTTTGATTCGACTACTTGTTTCTGTGGGCTTGTTAATGGCATCTATTTTAATTCTTATATTAACTTTTCTACCAGCATAATCGCTACTAAACAAATATTCTTTTTCTTCGTTTGGCTTTAAACTATTAACTGTTTGATTTAGCCATTGCATTATCTTTTGATTATCTGTCATAGTTTAAAAGATTTTTTCCAAGCCTGTATCGACCAATAGGCAGGTGATAAGTTTTTTTGCCCCTTAACTTGTTTTAATACACCACCCATTCTTGCCATAAAACTTCTTTGTCTTGCTGGAATATTCTTTTTAATTCTCATTGTAGGATCACCAAATCTTACTACTTTAACATTACCAGTAGATCTATCTTTAACATATACACCAAACTTTTTATTCTTACCGGGTGTCCTAAATGGTTTATTTAATTTAACTTCTCGTCCTCTGTATTTTGCCATAATTAATCTATAAATGGTAAAGGTTGATCACTAACAGTATCTAATGGACTGTCAGCTTGACCTAACATTTGTTTTCCTAAAAATATTTGCATAGTTACATTACCCTTTTCAGCAGATCGCCATTGCATTTGTCTTAATCTCATTTTGCACTCAGCTCTGCCTTTTGTCAGATATTCGCCATAACGTCTTATTGTATTTTCTGAACATCCAAAAAAGTCAGCAATTTCAGTATTTGTGCAACCAAGTCTTGCTAAGTTTTGTAACTGTTTTGTATCAATATCGTGTTTTTTTGGTCTTGCCATTCTTTCCTCTTTTTTAAACTGTTTGTATCAGTTCCGCTTACTGCGTATTAAATTTTTTGAGTTTTAAGCCATATTCATTAGGCTTGTTAGTTAATTTAAGATCTTCTTTTTTAATTAATTTATTATTCTTTTTAAATTTTGTGTAATCAACATAATGGTGCCATCTTCCAAATCTCCAAGTTACTTTAGAAACATCTGGGTGTAATTGTACTTGCATACGAGATTTAGGCATAGTACCTTCTTTATCATAAAAGGCTTCTGTGTTTCCACCTTTAATAACTTGTGTTGTAATTTTTTCTTGTAAAAAAGCATTAAATTGTACAGTACACCACCCAGCTTTTAACATTTGTAAAGACAAATCAGTATCTTCATTATATCTGCCACGCCATTTAAAAGGCATATCATTACGAATTAAATTACAGCTATAAATCCTAGTATTAACAGCAAATGGTGGAAATTTATTTGCATTTCTGTCTGTAACAAACATACTATATTGTGGACCAGCCATAGCAATATTTTTATATCTTAATACAAAATCCTCCATTACTTTAAATGGTGTACCATCTAAACATTTGATTCTTTGATTTTTATTAAATCGAATAAATGATTTTATATTATCGTCCATTACCCAATGCCAATCATAGCCATTGTCAATAGAATGTTGCCAAGCAAAATTTCTTGCAGCACCTGGCCCTTTACTTTTTGTATTACCAAGATTATCACAAGTATTATAATTATCTTGATATGTTTTATCTAAAACTAATAATTTATTTTCATCAATTACTTCTGCATACTTATCATATTCTTGTTCTTCGATTATAATACGATAGAACACATTCATATTTTCTAATGCTTTAGAAGTAAGTCGGCTATCAGCACGACCTTTACTTGGTATATAGAGAGGGAATTGTGGGTTATTCTGTACCATACCCTTTATCTTTTAAAACTTGTTTTGGTCTAAATGGAATATTTATAAATTTTGTTTTATCAGTAAAATCTTGACCTATAAGTTTAAAAAATTTTTCAACAGCATCTTTATTTCCAAAGTTTACAATTAATCGTCTGTAAGGTGCTAAATCGTCGTGTTCAAATTCTGGCATTTCTTTCCACTCTTCTTTAGCGTCAAGCCATTTACTATCTGTATTTTCCCAATTTAAGATTGTGTCAAGCTCATTATCGTTAAAACCAAGATTATCTAAATCATATTCAAATCCTATTAACTCTTGAAGCTCATTATGTAATAACTCATAATCCCATTCAGAATATTGATTTGTTTTATTATCTGCTATTCTATAACCTTTAGCTTTTTCCTCTGACATATCTGCTATTATAACAGGAGCAGTTTTTTCTTTTAGCATTTTTGCCGCTTCAAGTCTGCTATGTCCAACAATTATTATATTATTTTTATCAACTACAATAGGCTGTTGCCACCCAAATTCTTTAATACTTTTTGCAACTTTTTCAATATCAATCTTTTTTCTTGGATTGTTATTGTATGGTTTAATATCTTCTAATTTAAGTTTTGTAATTTCCATCGTACATAATCTGGGTTATTTTTTTCAATCTCAGTATAGTGTGTTGCCATACCATTTACAATATCTTCTTCATTTTTGTTTCCATCAGAGCCTAATTGCCTAACATAAAAAATTGCGTGCATCAATTCGTGTTTTACAAGATCAACTGCAATTGAGCCACCTTCTTCAATAATATCTTCATCAAGATATATAATCATTTGTTTGGAATGAAAAGAGCCTTGTTGCTCTCCAATCTCATAGCATATATGACTGTTAATCTTAATTAGTTTTATACGATAATGTGATAATCGAATAAACTCTGGTAATTCTATCTTATTTGATGAACCTTTTGGCATATTGATTTAGTTGTTATCATACTTCTAATAGTTTTTCTTCCTTGCAAAAATACTCAAATGTTTTTAGCTTATAGCCGTTAACATTTTTCATTTCTTTTAATAGTTGTTCAACTAATTCTACCTTGTTTTCTCTTATAAATTGTTGACACTCTGTTTTGTTTTCAAAGGTTTGCAACATATAATCCGATTGTTGAGGTTGAGTCATTGACTCATACCATAGCATTGTAGATAAAACCCAAATCATTTACGCTTCTTCTTGCGTAAATCCAAATCGTGTTTTCTTGATCCCCTTAGAAAGCTATTGACTCGCC